GGGGAGAGTTAAGAGGCTGCTGAAGTTAATTCAATAGCACACTCAGGGCGTAAAGTACCTGTGCCTGTTAACATCTTAGCAACTAAGAAGTCTTCCAAACGACGAGTGTCACGCTCTGATTCAAAACCGATATCCATTAACTTAACAGATGCAACGGCATCCGCAGTCCAGATACAACCAGTAGTGGTTGAATAGTTTGCACGGTACTTTGAGTACACACCAGCAGCAGACGTTTCGTCAGCATTGGGCATGTTCAAAGACTTAACAATCTGAACACCATCAATGGTCATAGAGTCAGCACGGCCTTCAATACCACCAGCGCCTGAGTGACGTAAGTCAGCATCAAGTACTAAGTATTGACCGTTAGCGTCTTTCGCAAACTTGATCTTGTTGAAAGTCTCAGCAGTAACAGACATATAACGGGTCTGTTCTTCCGGTACTGACAAGTTAAAGAACTTCAAGTTAGCTAGACGGATCGCATCGATCCATTCTGCGCCTGTAGAAGAAGCACCAAGACCAAAGATCTTGTCGCCACCGGGGAATGGCCCATCAGCAGCAGTACGAGCAGCTAATACGATCTGACGGAATACGTTCTTATCGAATACACGCGCTAACGCACGACCCATCTGGGCTGAGTACTCAGAGCGTACATCGAAGTGTGACAACATAGTGTCAATGTCCGATACGGCAGTATGAGATACTAAGATGTCATCGATGGTGATAGAAATCTCACCAGTTTCAATGTCAGTTCCCATCAATTCAGTACCGGGAACATGGTACTCGGCAGACGCTTTCCAAGTCTTTGGGAAACGGAATGAACGCTGACCACCGCCAACGGTTTTTACGTTGTGCTTGTCAAGAGTTACGGTTGCAAGATCGAATGCGGTCAAAACTTCACCGCCAAATACGTCTAAGAATAAAGCACGATCATTAGTAGGGGACGATTGTCCCTGACCAAAGCGTGATGGTGCAGAAGTAATGCTAGAAATAGCCATGATAATACCCTGTAAAAAATATATGTATAAAGTGTCAGTCCCTTATGGGACGGTGTAGATTGGTTTTGAGGGTGTTTCCATCACAAAGATTATCTGCCTTGGCAGGTCAATGGTTTGGTTTTCTCAAGAGCGCACAAAATTACCCACACGGCTTAGCCTTGCTGTGTCAGGATGTTGGGAGTGCGACCTTATCGTGAGTAACGCTGGCTTGGCGATACCCTAGAATGAGGGGGTAGCCTCCCGCAGGAGGCTCATAGACCTAGTCTAGGTCATATGTACTGACAGACATCTTTTCGATTACTGTCTGACGGAATGTAGGATTAGTCCGATATTCGGGGTTTGCCATATCCTGTTTCATTTCCGCGCGAGAGCGGTAGCCCGTAGAAGAGTTACCGACTTCATTGCCGATCATTAAGTTCGGCTCGTTGTTGCTGCCCATACGGGACTTAATTGCATCTACTGCCATCTTCCAGTTGTCTCCGTTTAACGTGTCATTATAAGCAGCCTTTTCTTCGCCACTGAGATTGTTCTCAGCCCAAGAATTAACCTTATTCCACTCTTCCTCACCACCGACATAGTCAAGTGCTGATTTAGATTCCGCATCCATTCTAAACTTTAGGTTGTCTACATAGGAATCAATGAGTTCCGCATCAACGCCTTGAGCAATGAGTGCATTTTTAGCATCTTCACTTAGGTTACCGTCTTGCTGGATTTGCTGAACTAACGAATCAACGTCAAGTCCCGCCTTGCTTACGACATCAAGGGCTGCATTGTCGGCATCCGCTTCTGGTGCGGCCTCTGTGCTTTCCTCGTCCTTCGTTTCCGCATCGGGTGAACCCCCTTTCATGCGGTACTCTAACTCGGCAGCGTGTGCTTGCCAGTTATACTCACCTGTCTCTGGGTTATAGAACTTGTCCTGACCGTTCTCTGGTTTAGCAGGGATCGGGGCTGTGTCTATATTCTCGTCAGATGGTGTTCCATGACCCGCTTTGAATTCAGCAGCTTTTTGCTGGTTGTATTCATCGGAGCCTAGTTCTGGTTGTGTAACTTGTTCAGTCATTTAGTATCCTGTTTGAGTAGCGAAGGGGCTACATGCCCCCTTGCTCCACTGCTTGTTGTGCCATAGCTGCACCGCCAGCTTCCGCTGCTGCACCCATGCCTTGTTCAACTTGACGTTGCTGTCGTTTCTGAGCCACTTCATCTTCGGTGTTAACCGCATCCTCAAGGGATAGCCCGTTAAACGCCTTACCTAGTAGCTTCTCCCAACGAACATAGTCGAGTATTTCTGGAGGTAAACCCTGTAGGAATTGAAGTGCTGAACCTACGCGCTGAACGTCCTGTTCACGGCCTAAACTTTCTAGTCCAGTTAGTACGGTTGGTTCGACCACGCCTTCGGGCCACGGTGGTAGCTTGCCTTGCGCTTGCATCTGAATAATCAGACGGTTAAGACGAGCAGACTGCATGTCGCGTGACAGCATTGAGAACGCACCACCTAGGGAGCCTTCTAATTCCTCTGCCATCATCTTTAATTCGTATGCAGTAACACGCTCACCCTGACGCTGAACACTAGAGTTCATCAAGAACGCTGACGCGATCTCTTGTTTCTTCTCAGCCAGTTCAGCTTTTGCTACCTGTAAGCCGGGCGCATTCTGATAAGCTAACATTCCGATATCTTCGGGGTTGCCTACCACATACTCACCGTTGTCAGCAGCAGCTAAACGTCTGCGTAAGTTAAGACCACCAGCCGCATTCGGACGGATCATCATAACGTGGCGTGATGCCAATGCAGCACCGTCCAACATAGCCTTGGATAGGCCGTCTACGGCTTGAAGATCACCGAGGTGTTCCTCACACTTGCCACGACCATAGTCTTCGCCAATTACGAAGTCCAACGGAGAGCGTTGAAGGGGCATACATCGTAAGTACCTGTGGACTTAGCCACTTTCTTACCAGCAACTTCTTGATGAACCTCGTAGCCTTTCTGTGTCTTCTTACACGATGTATAGATTGGCACTTTCTGGGTAGGAGAATCCTCTGCGGTCAGCATTGAGCGAACAGCATCAGGAAGGTTTGTGGGTGCGAAGTACTCTTCGATAATAACTTCAGTTACCTCGCCCGTCATATCACGCACGACAACGTATTGGTCTAATCGAAAGACTCGT